CAGGCCGAGCTGCGGACCGCCCTGGCCGAGGAGCGGCGCCGCCACCGGGAAACCATGCAGGCGCTGTCCGCCTTGCAGCAGCAGGGCATGACCGACCAGGAGAAGGCCGTCGCCGACGCCAAGGCAGCGGGCCGTTCGGAGGCGATCCGCGAGGCCGGGCTGCGGGTGGCCGCCGCGGAGTTCCGGGCGATGGCCGCGGGCAAGCTGGCCGACCCGGAGGCCGCGCTGGAAGTGCTGAACCTGTCGGCGTTCGTCAACGACGAGGGCGAGGTGGACAAGAAGGCGATGGCGAAGATGGTGGAGAAGCTGGTCGCCCAGCTCGCCCCGGCGGGCGCGCGGATACCGGCGGGGCCGATGGGCGACGGCGGCTCGCCCGACGGCGACTTCCTGCGCCAGATCATGGGCAGCCGGGGCCGGGCGCTCGGATAGATGCTGAGCTTCACCGACTGGACCATGTGCAGCATGGGCAGGCGCGTCTGGTGGGTGCCAGCCGGGCAGAGTACGCTGGCCGCGATGCCGTGCAGCGGGAGGCGGCGGCAGCCGGTGGCCGAATCCGGGCGCTTCACAAAGCGGGATGCGGAGGCCGGGGGCGAGGTGCAGCGGGAGGCGGCTGAGCCCCGGTAGCGCGGAAAGCGGTGCGATGATCACAACCGCACAAGGAGCTTTCCGATGGCACTAGGCGATTTCTCGGGCGTCATCCCGCCCGCCCTGTCCACCACGATCATTCAGGAGGTCATCCAGTCCTCGGCGGCGATGGCGCTTTGCACGCGGCTGCCGATGGGCACCGGGGTGACCCAGATGCCGATCCCGAAGACGCTGCCCACGGCGTCGTGGGTGACCGCGGCGACCGGCCGCAAGCCGTACACCAACGTGGGCCTGCAAGTCTCCACGATCACCGCGGAGGAACTGGCGGCAGTGATCGCCATCCCCGACAAGATGGTCGAGGACTCGTCGATCAACCTGTGGAACTACTCGCGCCCGCTGCTGTCGCAGGCGATCGCGCTTGCACTGGACGGCGCGGTGCTGTTCGGCGTCAACGCCCCCGCCAGCTTCCCGGTCGGCGGCCTGATGGCCGCGGCGACCGCGGTGAACGCGGGCATCGACGCGATCGACACGGTGAACAAGACGATGGCCGCGGTGGAAGGCCAGGGCCTGTCACCGTCGGGCAGCGCGTCGGACCTGCCGAACCGGTCGCTGCTGCGAGGGCTGCGCGCCACCACGAACGAGCTGATCCTCGGCGAGACCAGCGTGGACAACTACGCGGTGCCGACCCTGTACGGCCTGCCGGTGTCCTACATCCCGTTCCAGGGCAAGGCCGGTGTCAGCCCGGCTGACTTCATCACCGGCGACTGGGCGTATGCGATCCTCGGCGTGCGGCAGGACATCCGCTACCTGATCGACCCGTCCGCGGTGATCGCCGACGCATCTGGAGTCGTTCAAGTGAGCGGCTTCCAAGACAACGTGACGCCGATGAAGGTCTGGGCCAGGTTCGGCTTCCAGGTCATCAGCCCCGTCACCCCGGCGTTCCCGGCAGGCGCCAAGGCGTTCGCCAAGTCGGACCTGCACGCCGCGTCCGGCGTCGCGCCGACCGAGGCGAAGGCCACCGACAAGAAGTAGCAGAGGAGATCAGCATGGCCTGGAAGGTATGTCTCGTCTGGGTGCCGGAGCCCGGTGACCCGCCCGTCGCTGGCCAGCCGTTGCCACCGGTTCCGCCCACGGTGGACAACAGCCTGCCGCCTGGTGTGGACGCATCCCCGCCCGTCAGCCCCGGTGGTGGCGGCGAGTACGTGGACACGGCACCGCCGACGAGCACCACGCTGCCACCCGAGGTGGACAGCCACTAGATGCCAGCCGCCAGCCCGCGGGACGCGATCAGGGCGCAGGGCTACTGGGATACCCAGTCCGGCGCCCCGACCGCCGCGCCCGGCGCGGGGAAGTACCGGGCCGACAACTGGGCCGCGCCGACGCTGGTCGCCATCGCGGCCCAGGACGCGGACGGCTACGACCGGCACGCGGGCCTGGCGGGCATCGTGCTCAACGACGTGATCACCGAGCAGGCGACCAACAACAGCCAGAACTACCAGCGGTGGACGGCCACCGGCCCGGCTGTGGATAACGTCACCTGGGTGTCGATCCCGGTAGCGGTGAGCGAGCAGGGCGCGGCGTTCGCGCCGCCGGGGTCGAACCAGCGGCGGCTGCTGGACGTGCTCAGCATGGCCGCGCCACCGGACCAGCCTGCACCGCCGGGCTGGACGCTGTGGGCGCCGCCGCTGGACCCGCCGACCGCGGGCGGCCTGCCGGAGAGCGTCGCGCAGGCCATCGCCGACGCTGCCTGGTCCACCGACCCGCACCTGTGCGCGGCGCTGCAGTGGGAGGCGTACGCGGGGATGCTGCCGCCGCAGCCCGCGGTGGCCAGTGTGTCCACCGGGGCGCAGTCGGTCAGCTATTCGCCGCCGATGCCCGGCGGGGATTTCGGCCTGGCCATGTCCCGGGCGGCCTACCACCGCTCGCTGGCGAGCAGCCTGGGCACGATCGAGCTGACCGTGGCCGAGCCCGCGCTGGCGTCGGTGCCGGACAACCCGTGGGCTCCGGCCTACGACCCGAACTACTGGCCGGTGGCGTGATGCTGCTGCTGGCGCCGGATGCGGTGAGCCTGTTCCAGGCCAGCGGCGCCGACGCGCACGGCTGGGCGCAGGCCGACGTGGCGAACCCGGTGTGGGCGGGCAGCGGCAGCTTCCAGCGGCAGGCGGGCAGCACCGACTCGGGCGCGCAGCAGGGCGGCGGGCACGGCCCGTACGACCCGAACACGAGCCAGGTGGCGGTGATCTTCCTGCCGCCGGAGGCGCCGGTCAGGGACGGCCAGGTCGCCGAGGTGCGGGGCGAGCACTACCACTTGTCGCAGGCCCGCCCGGTGACCGACCCGCGCGGCACGGGCGACCTGGACTGCTGGGCGGCGACGGCGACGTGGACGGACGGGTGGCCGCCGTGACCGGGCGGTCGGTGTTCCGGGTGACCGACCCGGGTGCCCCGCGGCGGGCGGCCGACCGGGGCGTGGGCGACATGGCGAAGGCGGTGTGCGACGACGTGAAAAGCCGCACGCCGGTCCGCACGGGCAGGCTCCGCAACGGGTGGGTGGTGTCGCACGGCCAGCAGGAAGGCGAGTGGGAGGTCACCAACGACGTGCCGTACGGCCGGTTCGTGGAGTACGGCACGATCAACATGGCGGCGGAGCCGATGCTGGGGCCGGTGCTGGCTGAGGCCAGGGCGGCGATGATCGCATGACGACGAGCGAGCAGGTCGTTCTGCCGGACGTGGAGGCGTTCGTGTGGTCGCAGCTCAGCGGCATCGCCGGGGTCACCTCGTTCTGCTACGCCGCCGTTCACGGCTTCCCGGTGTGGCTGTTCACCTCGTCGGTCCAGGTGGACGCGCGGGCTGCCACCAAGCAGGCGGCCCGGGACCGCGCCGAGCAGGCGCGGAAGATCATGTGCGGCTTGCCGTACGCCCCGTGGAGCAGCGGCGTGTGTTCCAGCGTCGATGTGATCGAGGGGCCGTTCTGGCTGCCGGACAGCGACGCCGGGCCGCGTTACTGCGCCCGGTATGAGGTCAGAGCCCATCCGCCCTCGTGAGTCCCGGCGCCCCGATGGCGCCGGACCGTGCTCGCGGGATCGTACGGAAGGAAGATCGAATGGCAACAGCAACGAAGGATGATGAGGTCGTCGCGGCTGCCGCGTGGGCGCCCGCGCTGACCGCGGCCGAGGTGCGGGTTGGCACGCCTGGCCCAACCGGCGGCCTGTGGGTAGCCCCGGCCGGGACGGCGCTGCCAATCGACACGAAGACGGCGTTCGCCACGCCCTGGCTGCCGCTGGGCTACGTGAGCGACGCCGGGGCGACGGTGGGGCAGAACACCACGAAGCAGGACATCACGCCGTGGCAGAGCATCGCCCCGGTGCGGTCGGTGATCACGCTGCGAGAGATGACCCTGCACATGATCTTGTGGCAGGTCAACGCGCAGTCGCTGGCCATCTACTTCGACGCCGACCAGCCGGTGCCGAGCCCGACGGACGGGTCGTTCACGATGCCGGTGCAGGCCGACAAGGGCGGGCACATCTACGCCTTCGCGGTGAAGTCGGTGGACGGCAACAACGTGCTGATCATCGGCATGACCCGGGCCAGCCTCACCGACGCGGGCGACATGGCGCTGACCCGCGCGTCTGCGGTGCCAATGGAATGCACGCTGACCGCGCAGGTGGACAACAATGTCCTCTGCACGGTGATGTCCGGCCCGGCGTCGTGACCGGGGCTGCCAACGGGCAGCCGTTCGACCTGGATGCGGCGGTCCAGGCCGCCCGCGCCGAGTCGGCGCCTGTCCCGTTCCGGTTCACCTGGCACGGCGTGGTCTACGAGGTGCCGCCCGCGCTGGACTGGCCGATGGAAGCGCAGGCGCTGATCGGCGCGGGCGAGATCGACCAGGCGATGCAGATGATCCTCGGCGCCGACGCCTACCAGGCGCTGTCCCGCACGGGGATGACGATGGGCGAGCTGACCACGCTGCTTGAGGCGGTCGGCGGGGCGGCCGGGCTGGGCGGCCTCCCAAACTCGTCGGAGCCTGCCGCGCAAGGTTCGACCCGGGCGTAGAGGCCGCCATGCTGTGCGCGTATGGCGTCGATGTGCTGGACCCGGGCGTGTCGCTGCGGCGCGTGTGGGTGCTGGGGAACCGCCTGCCGCCGTGGGCGCGGGCGGGCGGCGAGGACTGGTCGGCGGAGACGCACATGCTGGCGCTGCTGGCCGACCACCTGGCCAACCTGACGTACATCGTGCTGCGCGCTGCAGGCGACACGAGCGCCCGCCAGCCCAAGCCCCTGCCCCGTCCTGGGCCGGGCGCTGCCAGGCCCGCTGAGGCCCGCCCAGAGCCGCGGCCGGGCTGGACCGGGGTGGCCGCGCAGCTCGCCGCGATGGACGGCGTGAGGGTGGTCCGCAGTGACTAGCACCTACGGCACGCTGGGCGTCCTGGTCAAGGCGATCACCCGGCCGATGGAAGACCAGATCAGCCAGGCGGCCACCCGGGCGGGCGACAAGGCGTCCACGCAGATCAGCGGGCGGATGGGCCGCGGGCTGCAGCGGCTGGCGCCGGTCGCCGGGGTGATCGGCCGCAGCGTCGCCACCGGGCTCGGGGTGGCGACGACGGCGGTGGTGGCGTTCGGCGTCCACGCCTTCAAGGCGGCCAGCCAGGTCGAGGCGATGAAGGTCACCCTGGACGCCCTGGCGAAGGCGAACGGGGTCAGCGCCGCGAAGGTGCAGGATACGGTCACCGCGGTGCAGAAGCTGGGCATCACGGCCAGCGACGCGCAGGGCTTCGTGTCCGGCCTGGTCCGCGGGCACATCGACCTGGCGCACGCGACCGACCTGGCCCGGATCGCGCAGAACATCGCGGCGTCCACCGGCAAGGACTACACCGCCGTGCAAACGGCGCTGACCAAGGCGATCCTGACCGGCAACACCGGGGCGCTGTCCCGGCAGGGCATCGTCATCAACAACAAGGCAGCCGAGGACGCCCTGGCGAAGTCGCTGCACACGACGACCACCAACCTGACGCAGGCGCAGAAGCAGCAGGCCACGCTCAACGCCGTCATGCAGGCCGGGAAGGGCGTCGCCGGGGCGTACGCCGCGCAACTGAAGACGCCGCAGGGCGCGCTGCACCTGCTGCGGGTGGACATCGCCAACATCACCGACCAGATCGGCGGGCCGCTGGTCCAGGCACTGACCCCGGCGTTCACCGCGCTGGCGAAACTGGGCGCCTCGTTCAGCGCGGCGATCGGGCAGGGCGGGCGGCTGCGGCCGATCATCCAGGCCATCGGGTCGGTGGCGTCGCGGATGGCCGCGCCGGTCACGCACCTGATCAACAGCCTGTCGGCAGGGTTCAACAAGATCAAGCCGTCCACCATCACCAAGATCGCCGACGCGATCAAGCGGTTCGGGCCTGCCCTGCTCGGCGTCGGGTCCGCGGCGGCGGTGTTCACCGGGGCGGGGCTGGCCGACAAGATCCCGGTAATCGGCGGGATGATGGGCAACCTGATGGGGCCGCTGCAGGGACTGATCGGCGACAAGGGCTTCGGCGGGCTGGGCAAGTCCATGATCGGGATGCTGCCCGGGTTCAAGGGCGTCGGCGAGGAGGTGGGCGGGCTGGCCGGGATGCTCGGCAAGGCGGCCGGGCCGGTGGGGATCATCCTGACCATTTTCACGACCCTGATGGCGGTCAGCCCGCAGTTCCGCAACGCGGTGATGGAGCTGGCCAAGGCGCTGATGACGGCGCTGTGGCCGGTGCTGAAGGCGATCATCGCGGCGCTGAAGCCGCTGTGGCCAGCCTTCATCTCGCTGGCCAAGACCCTCGGCGCGGTCCTCGCCCCGGTGATCAAGATGCTGACGCCGCTGCTGATCATGCTGGCCCAGGCCATCGGGCCGATCCTGATTCCCATCATCCAGGCGCTGATGCCGCTGCTGATCCAGCTCGCGCCGCTGATCGCCGTCCTGGCCCAGCTCATCGGCGGGCTGCTCAAGGTGGTGCTGGCCATCGTCGTGCCGATCTTGAAGGTCTACATCGCCTTCGAGAAGTGGTACGTGATGAAGATCCTGGTGCCGGTGATTCACCTGCTGATCGCCGCCCTGGCCTGGCTGGTGCGGATCATCACCTCTGTCGTGAAGTGGATCATGGGCGGCAGCCCCGGGCTGGTGCCCGCCTTCCTGGCCCTGCAGAAGGTCGTCACCTCGGTGACCGGCGTGATCAAGAACGTGGTGATCGCCGGGTTCACCGCGATCCGCAACGCCATCACCGCGGCCTGGCGGTTCATCACCACCAGCAGCGTCAACACCTGGAACGCGGTGCGGAACGCGGTCGCCGGGGCGATCCGGGCGCTGACCGGCGTGGTGGGCAGCGGGTTCGCCACCATCCGGGGCCTGGTCACGCGCGGGCTGGCCGCCGCGCTGTCGGCCGTCGTGTCGTGGGGCGGTTCCCTGCTGAGCGCGGGCAAGGGGGCGGTGGCGGCACTGCTGCACGGCATCGCCTCGGCGATGTCAGGGATCGGCTCGTGGGTCAAGGCGCACGTCGTCGATCCGGTGGTGAACGCGGTCAAGTCGTTCTTCGGCATCCACTCGCCATCCGAGGTGATGGCGGGGCTGGGCGAGAACGTGGGCAAGGGGTTCATCAGCGGGCTGGTCCGGCAGAATCCGATGGGGGTGGCCAAGCACATCTTCGGCGGCATCCCGAACGCCCTGGGTGCCCTGCTGAACAAGGGCATCGTGTCGATCGGGTCGCTCCCGGCGAAGGCCCTGTCGGCGCTGGGCAAGGTGGGCGGGTTCCTGAAGGGCGCGCTGACCAAGGTCACCGGGTTCTTCGGTGGGCTACTTCACGGCGGCGGCGGCGGAGTAGGCCAGTGGGCCGGGCTGATGCAGGCGGTGCTGGCGCACTTCGGCATCCCGCAACTGTTCGGCACGTTTATGACGCAGATGCAGACGGAGAGCGGCGGCAACCCGCGGGCGATCAACCTGTGGGACTCCAACGCGAAGGCCGGGATTCCCAGCCAGGGCCTGATGCAGGTGATCCCGCCGACGTTCGCCGCCTACGCGGGGCCGTACCGGTCGCGGGGGATCATGGACCCGCTGGCCAACATCTACGCCGCGGTGGCCTACGCGATCTCCCGTTACGGCGCGTCGATCGGGGCCGTGCTCGGGCACGGGCACGGCTACGCGGCGGGCGGCGCGGTCATGGAGCCGGTGACCGGCTTCGGGCACCGGTCGGGCGAGATGTACCACTTCGCGGAGCGCGGCCCGGAGTGGGTCACGCCGATGACCGGCGACCGGCTGGGCGGGCGGCAGGTCACCGTCAACGTGTACCCGCAGAAGGGCCAGAGCGAGGTCGAAATCGCGGCGGCGGTGTCGCGGCGGCTCGATTGGGCGGCGGCCACCGGAAGGGCCTAACTCAGGAGGCGACAATGGCTCTTAACCCGTTCATATCCGACGCGGCGGCAAAGGCCGCGACCGACGCCGTGTGCGCGCTGTGCAACGGCGGCACCATCCAGATCAGGTCGGGCGCTCAGCCCGCCAACGCGAACGCGGCGGCGACCGGGACGCTCCTGGTGACCCTGACGTTCTCGGCCACGGCATTCGCCCCGGCCGGTGCGGCCGGGGGCCAGGCCGCCGCGAACGCCATCGGCGCCGCGAACGCGGTGGCGACCGGGACCGCCGCGTGGTTCCGGGCGCTCAAGTCCGATGGCACCACGGCGGTCTTCGACGGGTCGGTGGGCACCGCCACGTCGGACCTGATCCTGTCGTCGGTCGCGCTGACCTCCGGCGGGAACGTCGCCGTCACGTCGCTGACCTACACGTCCACGGAGTAGCGAGGGGGCCGCGATGCCAGCACGACGCCGGGCTGCCGCGCCGAGGGGCGCGACCGCTCCTGTTGTCATCGCGTCCAGCGTTGTCCCGGCGTCCGGGCAGGCGGTCAGTGGCTCCCGCGCCTACCCGGTGACCGTCGCCAGCGCTGCGGGCGATACCCGGCTGGTGCTGGTCTGCGCCAACACCAGCGGGACCAACGCGGCGTATGCCGGGCTCACCGACTCCCAAGGCAACACCTACATCGCGGACGGCTCGTATGTGACCGCGCCGTCGAGTCAGTTCTACCGGTGCGAGGGCGCGACGGGCGGGCCGGGCGGCGGCCAGTCGGCGGCGCTGGCCACCACCGACACGTTCACCCTGGCGTGCTCCGCGACGCAGAACATGAACGTCGGGATGATCGCGGTCAAGGTGACCGGGGCCGGGCCTGCCGACGTGGCCGACACCGAGGGCTACGGGGCCTCGACCAGCTTCGCCACCAACGTCACCCCGAACGCCGCCCATGAAGTCCTGATCACCCTGGCCGCCAACCAGACATCGGGAGGCAACCCGGCCTA